AAGGGTGATAGCTTATGAATTTTTTAGATAAAACAATATCCTTTTTTAGCCCAAAAGCCGGACTAAATCGAATGCATGCCAAAAAGAAAATAGAAATCATCAATAGTGGATATGACAACCATGGTGCCAGCGCAAAAAAGAAAGCTTTGCAAGGATGGTTGACAAGCACTGGTTCGGTAATAGAGGACATTGAGTACAACATTGATACTTTAAGAGAACGTTCCAGAGATTTATATATGGGTGCTCCAATTGCAACAGGCGCTTTAAAAACAATGCGTACAAACGTTGTTGGAGCAGGATTAAGGCTAAACGCACAAATAGATGCTGATTATTTAAATATGACAGTTGAAGAGGCAGATGCGTGGGAAACCAAAGTGGAAAGAGAGTTCGCTTTATGGGCAGACTCCATTAATTGTGATGCTCAAAGAATGAATAACTTTTATGAATTACAACAACTTGCCTTTCTTTCTTGGTTAATGAGTGGGGATTGCGTGGCGCTCCTTCCTATGATGCCAAGAACCGGAATGCCCTATGACTTGCGAATAAAACTTATAGAAGCAGATAGAGTTTGTACTCCATATGATGCCATTGCTAAGGACGATAAGATTATTAATGGCGTAGAAATAAACGGCATGGGAGAAGTAGTTGCTTATCATATAGCGGATAAACATCCTTATTCATCCACTGCGGCAATCAATAAATGGAACAGAATACCGAAATTTGGTGCTGCTTCTGGAAGAATAAATGTTATTCATTTGATGGAAAGTGAAAGACCAGAGCAGAGACGAGGCGTTCCAGTGCTTGCTCCTGTCATTGAAAGTTTAAAGCAATTAGCTAGATATTCCGAAGCCGAATTAATGGCTGCTGTTATTAACGGTATGTATTCGGTATTTGTTACAACGGAAACCGGAAAAGGTGATAATACGTTTAGCCCTTTAGATTCAGAGGATATGATTGACGAAGAGGACAATTCCACTATCGAACTAGGTAATGGGAGTGTCCATTTTTTAGGTGAAAATGAAAAGATTCAAGAGTCTAATCCAGGCAGACCAAACCCAAATTATGATGGGTTTGTCACTTCTATATGCAGACAGATAGGAGCAGCATTAGAAATTCCTTATGAATTGCTTCTAAAGAACTTTACATCTTCTTATTCAGCATCGAGAGGGGCGCTGTTAGAAGCATGGAAAATGTTTAAAATGCGACGAGATTGGCTTGCAAATGGATTTTGCCAGCCTACTTATGAGGAGTTTCTTGCAGAAGGAATAGCAAAAGGAAGAATATATGCACCTGGCTTCTTTACTGATCCGATGGCAAGAAAGGCATATTGCGGAGCGGAATGGAATGGACCATCTCAAGGGCAATTAGATCCTTTGAAGGAGGTGAACGCAGCAGAGAAGCGGGTGGCAAATGGATTCTCTACACGTTCTCAGGAAACCGTTGCTATGGGTAATGGAAACTTCTTCAAGAATAATCAGTTAAGATCGTTGGAAGAGAAAGCAAGAAAAGAAGCTGGCTTAATTCAAGAGGAAGAATCAGAACCAACCAAAAAAACTGAGGACGAGAAGGAGGTGGAAGAGTGAAAATTAGCGTAAGAGGTCCAATAATTTCAAGCAATGACCAGTGGATCTATGATTGGTTCGGAATTGAAGCAACTAGCCCTAAAAAAATCAATGATGCTTTAGAAAGCATTGTAGATAGTGATGAGGTAACAGTAGAAATAAATAGCGGTGGCGGTTCGGTCTTTGATGCATCTGAAATATACGCCTTGCTTAAAGCACATCCGAACAATGTAACAGTAAAGATATTGGGATTAGCAGCAAGTGCAGCGTCAGTTATTGCTATGGCTGGTGATAAAGTTCTAATGGCACCTACAGCGCAATTAATGATTCATAACTCAGCCATGAGGGCACAAGGTGATTATAGAGATATGAATAAGGCTGCTGATTTTTTAAAAACAGTAAACGAAACAATAGCCAGTGCGTATAACCTGAAAAGCGGAAAATCATATGATGAGCTTTTGGCCCTAATGGACGAAGAAACATGGTTAAAGCCAAAACAGGCACTAGATTTACATTTAATTGATGAAATTATGTTTGAAAATTCTAGTACAAGCATTGTTGCATCTGTAGCTGCAGATGGAGGTATGTTGCCACAAGAGGTCATAGATACAATTAGAAATCAAATGGGTTCAGGAAGGCAGCCGGAAATACCAAGTAACATGGTATTAAATGCTACTAAATCAACTCAAAACACTGAAATTCAGGAGGAACCAAAAGTTATGAATTTGGAAACGTTGAAAAACGATCATCCCGAACTATTCAACCAAGTAAAAAACATTGGATTTGAAGAGGGAATCACAGCAGAAAACAATCGAATTAAGGAGATTGAGGAACTTCAAATGCCAGGTAATGAAGCTTTAATAAATAAAGCAAAATTTGAAGAGAAAATCGAAGCAAGTGCTCTTGCAGTCCAAATTATTAAAGCAGAAAAAGAAAGAGGAACTAATTATTTAAACAATGTTCAAAAAGATGCTCAAATAATTAATGACATTCCTGGTGGCGATGCACCAGCATCAAATAATGGAACAGCTACAGATACTAATGCGTTACTTTCCGTACTTAATGGCACAAAAGATGAACAAGAAAATGAGTTAACGAATCAATTAGGAGGTGCTCTGCAATCATGAAAATGAATGAAGTTATTGGAGAAGTTGAATTTGACAATTTATTTGCTGGCACAACCGTTCCAGTTAATAAGAAATCAGTTCAGCTTAAGGCTGGACAAGGAGTTTTGCTTCGTGGAACAGTTTTAGCTATTGAAACAGCAACTGGATTAGCTGTTAAGGTAGACAGCACTAAAACTGGAGGAATGGAGGCAGCAGATTGCATAATAACAGACGATGTTGATACAACAATCGCAGTGGTTTCTACTGCTTATAGTTCTGGTCTTTTCAATCGTAAAGCTTTAATTTTTGGGGGAACAGATACAGCTGCTAAACATGAAAAAACACTCAGAACACTAGGTATCTATCTAACAGAAAACCTATAAAATTGGAGGATTTAAAGTGAATTTAAAATTATATCAAACAATAACTATGTTGCCAGCAATTCAAAAAATGATTGCTCCAACAAGCTTTCTTAAAAACACGTTTTTTCCAGATGGAGAAACTTTTGTAACAGAAGAAGTATTACTTGATTTCACAAAAGGAAAAAGGAAAATGGCACCGTTTGTTGCTCCAAGAGTCGGTGGTATTACAATGACCAGAGAAGGATATAAAACAGAAAGATATCTTGCTCCTAAAATTGCGCCTCAAAGAGTCATAACAGTTGATGATCTTGTTATTAGAGGATTAGGAGAAAATATTGTCAGCAGTAAAACACCGCAGCAAAGACAAGTGGAACTTTTGGGAAAAGACATTAAAGAACTTACAGCTATGATTACCAGAAGACAAGAATGGATGTCTGCGCAAGCATTGCTTTATGGGAAAGTAGTTATGAAAGGTTTTATTGACCGGAGTGATAAGGACTTTGTAACTCAGGAGTTGGACTTTAACTTTACTAATAAAGAAATATTAGAAGGTTCCGATCGTTGGGGGCAAGGCGGAAATATTTACGAGGACTTAGAAAACTGGAAACTTGAAATTACGAAAAAAACTGACATCAATGTTGATATGGTTATCATGGGTAGAGATGCACTGAAGGCATTCCGTAATGATGCTAATATCCAGAAGCTAATGGATATTAGAAACATGAACAATATCGAATATAAGCCTGTTTATAAAGGTGAAGGCGTAAGTTACATCGGCCGAATCGCCGAGTTGAACTTGGATATTTACACATATGATTCCTGGTATTTAGATGATGATAATGTGTTAAAACCATTTATTCCGGCAAATACAGTAGTTCTTGCTAGAGCAAACCTTGGAGAAACTTTGTATGGTGCCATTACTCAAATGGAAAGCTCAGAGCAATTTATTACGTATGATGGAAAAATTATTCCTAGATCATGGGCTGATGTAAACGCAGAGGCTAGAATGATTCGTTTAGCAAGTAGACCTGTTCCAAAGCCAAACGATGCGGACGAGTGGTTCGTTGCACAGGTGGTGTAATTATGTTGGTTGAATTTAAATTGAAATGTCGTTGTAACGGCAAACGATTTACGCCAGGGGAGCAAGCAAATATTCCAGAGGATGTAGCAAAGCGTTTAGTAAACTGCGGAGCTGCTTTTTTTATTGAGAAAAAAGATGTAGTTGACCTAAATGAAGGAAAAGAAGGTGAACAACTAACACCTCCTGATGATTCAGAATTGGTTGATCCTGAAGAAACTGGCAAGGATGTTCATAAGCTTTTGTATAACAAATTCAATAAAGACATTTTAAAGGAAGCTGCTATGGAAGTAGGTATTTTAGTTCCAGCAATCGACCAAAAAAAAGATGATCTCATTGCTTTAATCATTGCAGAAGGAAAAGCAGAGGAAGTATTAGATCTTCCAGATAACTTTAATGAGTAATTTCCAAGATTTCCTTGCTAAAGATATAAAAGACACCTTTTTTAATGCCAATGAGTTTGCAGAAAAGCTTCTAATTGAAGGAAAAGAAGTCACTATTATTAGAGATCCCGAACAACTTATAAAAAAACAGTTTGGAAATGATGGAGAAGGTCTTCAAAATGCAGAAATCCTTTTCTATGTTCCTAAAATGGAACTGAATTTCAGACCTATGGCTAATCAACAATTACAGCTAGGAGAACGAAAATTCCGTGTCATGAGTGTTTCTAGTGAAGATGAAATGTATGTAATTACGGTGGGGAGGAATCAGTAATGCCTGTATCAGTCAGCATTGATCCAACCTTATTACACAATGTCCAAAACAGACTTGGAACTTTTCAAAGAAAGGCTCCTGATGTCGTGACAAAGGCGCTAAATAGAGCAATGACCACGGTGGCAGCGAGCATTACACGAGAAGTAAGGCAAGAATATAATATCAAGGCTGGAGATGTCCGAAATACCTTGAGTAAGACAAGGGCATCCAAATCTACTTTGTCCGCCATTGTAACTTCGAGAGGTCAAGTAATTCCTATTGATCGGTTTAAGGTGTCTCCTAGAACTGTTCAGCCAAGGCGAAAAAAGCCAATTAAAATTGCAGTTAAAAAAGAGAACAGCTTAAGAGCGGTAAAAGGACCATTCGTTGTAAATATCAATGGCGTTAAAGTATTTAGACGGGAAGGCAAAAAACGATTACCTGTTTCTAGGGTAATGGGACCTTCCGTTCCACAAATGATTGGTAATGAAGAGGTTCGAAATAAAATTAATCGTACAGGCTATGAAACGTTTCTAAGTCGTGTAGATTATGAGATTTCCAGAGTTTTAGACAGAGGATAGGGAATAGCATGATACCAGATAAATTACAAAGCGAATTAATTAAACGGTTTGAAAAGGTATTTGAGGGACAATTTTTCAACGGTCAAAACGGAGAAAGGGTTCCTGTAAAAGTCTACGAGCAACATTTACCTATTCCAAAACGAAATGAAAATCCACATGATGAATTTGCAGAAGAGGATAACAGTTTCGCCTTTTATCCGGCAATTGTTGTTCAATTATTCGAAGGCATCCAGGAAGAATGGGAAGATCCCCAAATTATCACAGTAAATGTCATTGTAGGTGTACATGATGATTCCGAAAATAGAAGTGGATATAAGGATGTAACAGCGATTCTTAGAAAAATCACAATGGATTTATCTAAAAATCGGTTAATGAAACAACAATATTCCTTACCAGTTCCTCCAAGGTGGAAACTACACGATGAGGATACACATCCATTTTATTTCGGAGCCTTGTTACTGCAATTTAAAGACTCTATACAAATATCCGATGAGGAAGTGAACAAATTAATATGACAACGCCACGAAAAAAAGCTGAAGTCGATGAAGTAATTAACACGGAAGCTGAACAAGAAAAAGTAACCGTAACTGAAGAGGTCCATATAGATATTCACGAAGTAAGAAAAGCAGAAACAGTGCAGACACTTATTTATATTGGGCCAAGTCTTCCAGGTAACACCTTGCAGCAACATGCTACTTTTACCGATGGTTTTCCTATCCAAGTAAAAGCGGAAATCGAAAAATGTCCTTTCATTCAAGAATTAATGGTTCCAGTTAGCAATCTAGCAGAGGCAACTAGTAATCTTTCTATAAAAGGAACAAAGGACTATGTAATGTACGAAAAAATTGTAGCGTTTTACAAGGAGGTTGTTTAATTCATGGCATATGAACATGGAATCAATATAAGAGAAAATCAAACTTCCGTAACGCCTCCTGTGCAGAATATAGGAGGCGTTTTAGTTGTTGCTGGTGTTGCACCTATTCATTTGGCTGCAGATCCATATGCTGTTACTAATGTGCCGATTCTAGCCAACACATTTGGAGAAGCGGAATCCAAATTAGGTTATAGCGAAAATTACAGTAAGTACACGATTTGTGAGGCGATGTATGCTGCTTTGCAGTTTGCTTCCGTTGGTCCAGTTGTTTTTATAAATGTACTTGATCCAACAGTTCATAAAACGGCTGTTACTGATGCAGCACTAGTTATCTCAAAGGGAGCAGCTGTTATCAATGACGAGGGTGTCTTGTTAAGTACCGTTAAAATTAAAAGCTCTGATGGCACGAAAACATTTGTTAAAGATGTTGATTACACAATCAGTTTTAATGCTGCGGACAAACCAGCTATTACTGTTTTAACAGGTGGCACAATTGGTTCTGCAAGTGCAGCAAAGGTAACTTACGATAAAGTCGACGCTACAAAAGTAACAAAAGCAGACATTATCGGGGGATATGATAACGCATCTGGTAAATATAAAGGCCTTGAATTACTTCAACAAGTGTACCCAAGATTAGGGGTTATTCCAGGGTTGCTAATTGCTCCGGGATTTTCTCAATATCCAGATGTATATGCAGTCATGGTTGCTAAGGTTCAAAAGATTAATGGCAGCTTTAATGCTGACATTGCAGCCGATGTTGATTCTACTACAGTGGCAAAATATGAGGATGTACCAACTTGGAAAAATGACAATGGATACACAAATTCAAGAAGTGTAGCATTATGGCCAAAAGTGAAAGTGGGAACGAAAGTTTTTCACGCCAGTTCCATTTATGCTGCTTCGCTTAAAGCATTAGATGCAACAACAGAAGATGTTCCAGCAAAATCACCATCCAATAAAACTGTTGCCATTAGTGGTACTTGCTTAGCAAACGGAACAGAGGTTTATTTAGATCCAGTTCAAGCTAACTATTTAAATGGACAAGGAATAGTAACCTTTATTAATTGGGGTGGTTGGAGAGTTTGGGGTAACAATACCGCAGCTTATCCAGGCACTACAGATCCTAAAGACCGTTACATTAACTTGAGAAGAGTAATGAACTGGTGGGGGAATAGCTTTGTAGTTACTTTCTGGAATGATGTTGATGATTTAACAAGCACTCGATTAATTGAAAGTATTGTGGACAGTGAAAATATTCGAGCAAACGGCTTAGTTGCTGCAGGATATATTGCTGGTGCAAGTATCGAGTTTAGAGAGGAAGACAATCCTCAAAATGATATTTTAAACGGTAAAATTCAATTCCTTACAAAAATCGGTGGTTATACACCTGCAGAGCAAATTGTAAATACTCTTGAATTTGATCCAACATTCATGGTTAACAGCCTATTTGGAGGTGCTTAAAGTTGATAATACCTGATAAAGTTGCCAACTGTAACGTTTACGACGATAAAAATAAACAATTAGGGATTTCAGGTGAAATAACCCTACCAACCTTAGAAGCAATGACATCCACTATTAGTGGTGCTGGCATTCTTGGGGAAATCGAAACTCCAAACGTTGGACATTTCGGAAGCATGGCAATAGAAATTCCTTGGAGAACGCTTTTAGATAAGACGTTCTCTTTTGCTGATTACGCAGGAAGATCGTTAATCTTAAGAGCTGCTTTGCAACAAGTGAACTCCAATAATGGAGCCTTATCTTACATTGGTATAAAAATAACGATTAAATACTTATCGAAATCGCTTGATCTTGGGAAGTTAGCACAAAATGCTGCAATGGAATCAAAGAATACTTTAGAAGTTTTTTATATCAAAGTAGAAATAGATAATAAAACAACATTGGAATTAGACAAATTAAACTCTGTTTATAAAGTAAACGGAGTCGATAAATTAGCCGCAATTAATAAATTAATCTAAGAAAAGAGGAAACCACAATGACACAATTAGAAAAAACAACAAATAATACTGAAGTAACAACAACTGAAACGAACGAAAAAGGACTTGTTAAATTTAACAAGACTTTTTCTTTTGAAGGAGAAGTCTATGCGCAAATTGATTTAAGTGGTGTAGAAAATTTAACAGGACAAGATTTGGATGATGCTGAAAACATGTTATTACGTGTAAATAAGCCTTCTATGGTACCAGAAATGAGTATGACATATTTATTTTTCCTTGCTTCAAAAGCAACTGGCAAGCCACAGGAATTCTTTTTCCAACTTCCTGCAAAAGATAGCTTGAAAGTAAAAAGAACGGTGACAAGTTTTTTGAACTCAGCGGAATAATTAGCTATCAAAATGGAAAGTACAAGAAAAATTATGACCGTAAAACTTTAAATAAAGTTTTTATTAAGCTAGGAATAGCAACGAAAACACCTAAAACATACTTCCGAAATCTTACTTTTTTAAATCTTTTAAGAGAAATAGAAGATGTTAAAGAGGTGTTAGATGAGAAATGAATAACGCTCAAGCCTATCAGATAGCCTTTCAGCTTGGTGGAAACATAAACCCTTCGTTCCACCAGGCTTTTAATACTGCTAATAACGCTATAAGTAATACAGAATCACACACCAATGCATTAAGTCATAGCAACGAAAATCTTCAATCTGGAATGAGCCTATCATCCAAAGCAGCATTGGTTGCGGGCTCAGCAATTGGAGCTGTTGCAGTTGGTTTAGGAGCAGCTGTTTATGCTGCGGATGATTATTACAATGCCATGAAGCAAGTTCAAGCTGGAACAGGTGCAACGGCAGAAGAAATGAAAGAAATAAAGGAAATCTCCAAGAATCTTTATAACAATAATCTTGGAGAAGATTGGAACGACTTAGCTGCTGCTATTCAAGAAGTAAAGTCAGTCACGGATCTATCGGGGCAATCCTTAGAGACAGCAACCAAATACGCTATTCAATATAGAGACGTTTTTGGCGAGGATGTTGCGGAATCCATTAAAGCCAGTGACACCATGATGAAAAATTTCGGTATTACTGCCGAACAATCCTATAACCTTTTTGCACAAGGTGCTCAAGTTGGACTTAACAAGTCACAAGAGCTTCTTGACAGTGCAAACGAATACTCTGTGTACTTTAAAACCCTTGGCTATGACGCAAATGAGATGTTCGATATCTTCAATACCGGCTTAAAGAATGGTGCATTTAATCTTGATAAGGTTGGCGATGTAGTAAAAGAGTTTGGTATTCGGATAAAGGATGGCAGTACCACAACATCTGATGCATTGAGCTACCTGTTTAGATCTAATGGTTTTGATGACTATATGGAACGACTTCAGAACGGTGGAACTGCAACCAAGCAATTTATGGAGCTTGCAAGTCAGGTGGGCAGGGAAAATGCTGCTGCGCTATTGAAAGACTTAAAAAGCTCAGGGGCAGCCTCCGAAAAAGCCTATAAGAGCATTGAATGGACAATGGGAGGAGCCGGTCAATTTCTGGACGCTCTTTCTTCAGGGGCATTAGAAGGCAAAGATGCCATGGAACAGGTTATCCAAAAAATCTCTGAAATAGGGGATACAAGTATACAGTCACAAATGGCTGTTGCGCTTTTTGGTACACAGGCAGAGGATCTTGAAATGAAAACATTGTTGTCACTTGGAAATGTCCAGGATTCCTTTGATATGACGAAAAAAACGATGGAAGAAGTCGGAGAAATCAAATACGACACCATCGGGAAAGCCATACAGGGCATAGGAAGGCAATTTGAAACGGAATTTGTTATACCTATAGCAGATAAAGTTCTTCCGTACTTAAATAGCTTTTCTAATTATATGGCTAATGATTTATCAGGGACCATTCAAAGTTTCAAGTCCATAATGACAACCATCACTCCTATCATTCTAGGATTGTCTACTTCTTTCTTAGTTTATAAGGGTA